ATGAGTGAGATAAAAGGAAGAACTTTTGACCTGCTTACATTAGGACAGGTTCTTTTAAGACTGTCACCACCAGATAATGACCGTCTTTCCAGAGGAGATACCTTTGTAAAGCAGGTTGGCGGTGCAGAACTGAACGTAGCAGTAGGTGCATCTCTTTTAGGATTGCGTACAGGCGTTATCTCCAAGCTTCCGTCACATGATATCGGCAGCTTTATGAAAGGTAAGATCCGTTCATTTGGTGTCAGCGATGACTTTTTTATGTATGACCATTCTCCATCAGCCCGTGTGGGAATTTATTACTATGAAAACGGTGCATATCCGAGAAAACCAAAGGTTATTTATGACCGTGTGAACAGTTCCTTCTTTACTCTGGATATTAATGAGATCCCGGAGGAGGTATACACAGCTCCAAAATGTTTCCATACCACAGGTATTACTCTGGCGCTCAGTGAGAAGATCAGAGAGACTGCAATTGAGATGATCAAGCGTTTTAAGGAAGCAGGAACTCTTGTTTCTTTTGATGTAAACTTCCGTGGAAATCTGTGGAGTGGTGATGAAGCAAGAGAATGTATTGAGCGTATTCTTCCTTATGTAGATATTTTCTTCTGCTCAGAAGATACTGCACGGCTGACCTTCTTAAAAAATGGCAGTGCGAAAGAGATGATGAAGAGTTTTACAAAAGAATATCCTATCTCTATAGTAGCTTCCACCCAGCGTATCGTACATAGCCCGAAACGCCATACATTCGGTTCTGTGATCTACGATGCTGCAAGAGACACATTCTATGAAGAAGAGCCATATCGTGATATTGAAGTAGTAGATCGTATCGGCAGTGGTGATGCCTATATTTCCGGCGCTCTTTATGGCTTGTTAAGCAGCGGTGGTGACTGCCAGAAGGCAGTTGCTTTCGGAAACGCTACCGCAGCTGTGAAAAACACTATTCCTGGCGATCTCCCATCCTCTAACCTGGAGGAGATCGAGACCATTATCAAGGCCCATAACCAGACTGGACCACAGAGTGAGATGGCGAGATAGTAAAAAGCCTGTTGAAAGGTTTTAAAGACATAGTGTAATAAGAAAGGAGTTTTCCTGTAATCATATGGGAAGGCTCTTTTTTGTTGTATATATTATTTAAATAATACTTAAAAACTTTACCGTTTTAAAGTAATCGGAATTGAACGGAAACTGCATGAAAACCAAGGTTTTATGCGGTTTCTTTCAATCTCCAGCCTTTTGAATCCTTTAGAAAAAATCGGTATTCTTGGGGTCTATTGGTCACAATAAAGTCACAAAATATTCTTTATCTATTTTCTCAATTTCCATTTTCAGATCTTTTAAATCACGGTGACCGTAAACACGGTTAGTAACATCATTTCCAAAGGAATGTCCAAGCATGCGTTTTCTGTCATTTTCATTTACATGATAGAGTTCACAAAATTTTGAGAATGTGTGTCGGCAGTCATGTGGTGTGTGTTTTTCTATTCCCAACTGTGCTAAGACCTGGTACATGTTTTGCCTGAAAGCGCATGTGCTTATAGGTAAAAGAGTGCCATATCTTTCATATCGGCGTTTTACAAGAGGATAGACAGAAGAATGAATAGGAACAATCCTGTCTTTGCCAGCTTTGGTTTTTATGCCGCCTTCGTAGTAACCATTCTCCAGATCAACGCGTAATTTAGGAACCTCATTAATACGCCAGCCGGAATAGCAGAGTATTAAGAGCAATTCTACAGTGTCATTATCTGAATGGCACCATAAAGTCAATAAATCCCTGGTAGTAAGTGGAACGCCATGTTCATCATCATCGTCTTTATTGATTATCAGTTTTTGTCCGTAATTCTTATCAGAAATATCGGTATCTACGGCAAAAGTACACATTTGGCGAAAAAGGTTTCGTATTAGTTCGATGCTACTATACTTAAGAGGGCAGTTGTCTAAAACATTTTGAAAATCGACTGATTTTAAAGAGTTCCATGGGCGATCATGAAGAATAGAACAGTTTCTGTAGGCTGCTCTCATAGAATCTTTACTGCTTTTTGAAAGTTTATTGCCTTCGCGGAATTTTCTCGCATAGAAAAGCTGGTAGACGTCTGCAAAGGTCTTAGGCTTTTCTGGTGGAGTTACGCCCTTGATCAGGCTGTAGTCTGCCATGAGCTTCTGGGCCAGAGTGTCCAGGTCCTTTTCATCTGCAGATAACACTTCCAGATTCTTTTCCATTCCAGGCTTATAGGTACCGGCTTTGTAGGCGGTCAGTATGATGAAGCCCTTCATCCAGTCATCAACGTAACAGAGGGCTGCAGGGCGGTCACCGTCGATATTTGAAGGCGGATGGACTGCATATGGGTTCTTCCGGTTCTTTCCCAGGTAGCGTATGGAGCCGTAGCCGTTAGGCAGGCGGCTGTGCTTTTTTCTTCTTGGCATATATCATTTCTCCTTTGATTGCGACGTCGCAATGATAAATTCCTCTGTTTTGAGGGTAAAAATGAGTACAAAAAAGACGCCCCTTGCGCAGACGTCCTGGAGATGATATAATTCAGGTGTTCAAGTCTGATTTATATCTGGCTGGGAGACTGGCAAGAGAAGATCTATGTAAAGCCGTTCGGTACGCCAATACCGGGCGGTTTTGCATTCTATAATTTGATTATGCAGTGTGCTGCATTTCGGAACGCATTTTCTGGCTGATACGATATTGCTCCGCATCGGGAACATCCACAAATTCTACTGTCTTATCGAAATTCTTTTTGATTACTTCCTTTATTTCATCTAATGTTACATTGAAAAATTCACGGCGTTGATTTACCATATTTAACTTTCTATCTTCAAATGCTCTATGTAAAGCTGCTTCTAGTGCAGGAGCATCATCCGAAAAAATCATGGCATGTACATCAAAATTAAATGGTACAGATGCATCGCCGAGTTCATCTACTCGATCCTGTGGATCCAGGCGGCGGGTCATACCAATTTTATAGATATCTTTACCAAAAGCACCGATATTGGAAATTATATACACGTAGCCAGCGCGCATGTTAGCCTGACGATAATCAATATCAAAAAGTGCTTTGTCTATATCAGAAAGATGATTTTCAAGCTGTTCTTTCTTTTCCAAAAGATCTTTATCTTCTGGATTTTGTTCAAGCTGTAATTTTAATTTTTCATAGGCAGTCTGATAATGAGTTTGCTCTTTTTCAACTTTCTTTCGCTGTTCTTCGATTTCACGCTGTAGCTTAGCCTGTTCACGTTGTTCGGCTCTGGCCATTTTCTGTTCTTCTTTTTCTTGCTGTTTTTTCTCACGATATTCAAAAGCAAGACGAAGTTCTTTTACTTTGGCATCAAGATATTTTTGAGAGATAGAAATATTCATTACAGAGCCTAATTTTGTAATGGTCTCTGCAGATTTATAAATCCTGTCTAATGTCGCATCAAAATTATTATATTTTACGCGGTTAATTAGGTCATCACATTCAGTGTTAAATGCGCGTAAGAGAAGTTTCTGGGTATCAGAAACCATCTTTTTGCCTTTGGTTTTGCTGTTGTTAACTGTCCATTCTGTATTACCAAGAACAGCCGCCTTCTCTTTGATGAGATCTTTTTGGACTTGGCGAATTTTAGAGAGTTCTTCTTTGTAATCGAGGGCCGAAGCAAAATCATATTGCGGTGTATAAAGGCCAAATTCTTGGACAAGGATTTCATCATCCATACAAATTAGTTGCTTTTTCTTTTCAGCAATCTGCTTTTCAATGCTATTTAAATCGGTCTGCTTTTTAGCAACAGCCTTTTCAGCTTCGGCTTTCATTTCATCAAGATTTTTATGAGCAGAAGACTCTTCTTCATGGAGAGAATCCACTAAAAGCTGTAGTTTGTGCGCATCCTGCATTTCGGGTGTCAATAAGGATTGTGCATCAGCATAGCGTTTTGACAAATCTTGAACTTGAGTTATTGCTTTCTTTTCATATTTAACTCTATTAATAAGTAGTACAATCCCAAGTAATACGGGGATACCATATACAAACCATGCAGCAAAAAGCACACAAATAAGAGGTGTACTAAGATACCACGGGGTTTTTAAGTTACATGTAAAAACTTCTGGAGATTCATTCATACTCATATCCTCGTTTCTTTTGTTTTTTAATATGTCATTGCTTTAACCTTAATTCAATAAGTTCTTTAGGGTATCCCGTACACTGGCAGAATTGATCCTGAGTGTATCCGGTATAATCTTGTAGCATATCATCTGATATTAGTAGATAAGCCGCAAAGAGATTGGCCCGGCGCTCTAATTTGGAGACTAGGAGCAACGTTTTATTCCGGATAAAATAGCAGTTGGCCTTTCGGTCCAGAAGAGCATGGCCTAATTCATGGGCCATGACTAAGTTCAACTCAGTCCGGTCCAGACGATTACTTAAAAAAATATATCTGTGGTTTTTTAAAAACATGTAGCAGCCTTCATGTTCACAGTTTCCAATTTGGTAAAGAATCCCCAGATGGTCTGCAATTTCAAAAGGATCAGATGTACCGCACTTTTTGGTACAGTACGCAACGAGCCGTTTGACCCGCATTAAATCTTCCATATAATGCCCACCTACTTTTTGTATTTCTTGGGAGTATATTTTTCCTTGTTAATCAGTTTCAGTCTGCGAAGGGCAATTTCCAGCTCATCTTTAAAAAGAGCAGCAGCTTCTGGATCCAGAGGTTCACCGTCATAACTGGCTGGTCCAGCTTCGCCAGATGTAAGTTTTTCCATAATGTTGTTCAGGTCTTTTGCAATATCTCTTTCATCCCGTGATGTCAGTTTTTGAGATGGTTCTTCGTTTTCACCAGATGCAAGGTATTCAATGGGAACATTGAAGAAATTTGCAACCTTTTGTAATCGTTCATATGTGGGATTACTGTTTTTCCATTTTGAAATGCTTCCATTAGAAAATCCCAATTCTTTTTCTAATTTCCCTTGCGATAAACCGGCTTCTTTTCTTAATTTTTCTATTCGTTCAAATGTAGTCAAAATAAACCTCCATATTTACAGAAAATATTCTGTGAAAATCACTTGACAAATAGAAAACTTTCGGTATAATTAAAAGTGTTCTACAGAAAGTTTTCTATACAAAATCAAGATTGAATACTGAAAATATTCTATTGAGCTGACAACTTCATATTAGAATATTTTCAGTAAAAAGTCAATATATAAATAGAAAGTTTTCTGAAAGAATGTCCCAAAAAGGAGGTGAATGAAATGATTTATGACAACGTAAAGCGTGCATGTGAAAAAAAAGGAATTTCAATTTCTACATTAGAGAAAAAATTGGAATTTTCGAATGGAAGTATCTGCAAGTGGAATGACAATGAGCCCGGTATTCGGAAAGTCCAGAAAGTAGCGGACTACCTGGGAGTACCCATTGAGAAGCTGTTGGAGTAGGAGGTGTTTACATGGAAAAACGATATCTTTCACCAGAAGATGCAGCTCCGTTTCTGGGACTGTCGGCAGCGGCCGTAAGAAAGTACATGCGTAATGGAAGCATGGACCTGGGAATGGTTTTAAGTCCCCAAAAGACAGGGACTAAGACCTGGCGGTACAAGATCTATCCGGAGAAGTTAAAGCAGATTACCGGATCCAGTGTACCAGGATATGAATAAAGGTCAGGAAAGGAGAGAAAAACAATGGCAAAGATCAAGAACTATGATGGCCAGACCGGCATGGAACTGTCTTATGTGGCAGTACAGGCAACCAGGCCTAAGAAGAAAACTGTGGACTGGGTAGGCATCACGGAGACATTTATAGCCGGTGGCATGTGGGTGATAGTCTTCATGATGCTTGGGGCTGCGCTTGCGGTCCAGGTGCTGTGATGACCAGTGCGGTACCTGCATCAGGAAGAACCGGTGCATGGAGAGAAGCCGCTTACAGGCATGCAGAGGCTACATAAAAAAGGACCCAGGCAGCGGCAACTGCGGAAGGTCCGGTAACAAAAAAATTGTACACCCTCATTATACGGAGGGAGAAGGAGAAATGCAAGATGGTAAAAGCGAAGTTTGTAGTGGATAGCAAGGAAGCAAGAGAATTTGAGGAGTGTGGCTTGGTTGTGGCAATCGGTTTAGGGGAAAAGGAAGCAAAGAATTGTCTCCAGTTGGCTGTAATGGGCGGTATCGGATTAAAAGCTTCTATGACAGTTCAAGGTTTAGCAGATGGTATGTCTGAAGCAATTGACTGCATGGCTGATAATGATATGCAGGCAATCGCAATGCTGACAGCATTTATAGAAGAGACCGAGAGATGCTGCAAGAAAAAGATGTTGGAAAGGCTTACGAATGGTAACTAAAAAGCTGTTTAACAGCCGGGAAGAGTGGCTGCAGGGGAGAAAGAACCACATAGGCGGTTCGGATGCAGCCGCCTGTGTGGGGCTAAATCCTTATAAGGATAATGTACAGCTCTGGGAAGAAAAGGTAGGACTGGTGCTTCCGGAAGACATTTCTGATAAGGATTATGTCCAGTATGGAACAGAGGCGGAAGAATATCTCCGTGCGCTGTTCGCGTTGGATCATCCGGAATATAAAGTTCTTTATGATCCGGATAACATGTTTACCAATTCTAAGTATCCCTGGATGCATGCTTCTTTAGATGGGGAGCTTCTGGACAGTACCGGACGTCATGGGATCCTGGAGATCAAGACCACAAACATCCTTCAGAGTTCCCAGTGGGAGAAATGGAGGGACAAGATCCCGGATAATTACTTCTGCCAGGTACTCCATTATCTGGCAGTAACGGAATACGATTTTGCAGTCCTGAAAGCCCAGATCAAAAGTGGTCAGGGAGAGCGGATGCGGATCGAGACAAGGCATTACTTTATTGAACGTAAAGAAGTTGAGGAGGATATAGTGTGCCTGGTAGAGTCAGAACGGAAGTTCTGGAACTGTGTGGTCACGGGTACCAGGCCGGACCTGATCCTCCCGGCAATATAGGAAAAGAGGAAAACAGACATGATGGAATTAAAAGTTTACAATCCGGAAGACAGTTTCTTAAAGCGGATCGAGTGGAATTACGAAGAACTCAAAAACTATATAGAGCCTATTTCTGCAGAATATGCAGCATCTGTTTATACAGATGAAATGATCAAAAAGGCTAAAGAAGACAGAGCAAAGTTAAATAAGTTTAAAGATGCGTTAGAGGCAGAGAAATCCAGGGTACGTAAAAAGGTTACGGAACCTTATGAGACGTTTCGTTCAGAAGCGGATGATCTTACAGCGATCATTAAAAAGGCTATCAATAACATTGACGGTCAGATCAAAGGCTACGAGGAACGCCTGCGTGAGGAGAAGACCGCCAAGGTCAGGGAGTTCTATGAGGATAACATCCATGACATTGGCAAGTATCTTCCGTTTGAACGTGTGATGCAGCCAAGATATGCTTTGGCTTCCACTACCATGAAGTCCATCAAGGAAGAGATCCTGGCTCTGATCCAGAAGGTGGATGAGGGCCTGGCTGTTTTAAACGAAGTGGACAGCCCTTATGCTGGTGATATGAAGAAAATCTTTTTGGAGACTTATGATATCGGCGCGGCCATGGCAAAAAGAAACCAGCTGGAGGCAGAGGAACAGAACCGCAGGCTTTACCAGGAAGAAATGGCAAGGAGAAAGGCAGAGCAGGAAGCACAGAGGAAAGCCGCAGCTGAGAGCGTGATGGCAGCCGGAAGACAGGAAAACGTACAGGCAGCTCCTGCAGGACCGGTTAAGGCAGAAGAACCTAAAATGGAGACCGTAGAAGAGCCGGTCAATGTGATCGATTTCCGGGTCTATGCCACCAGGGAACAGCTGATGAAGTTAAAAGGATTCTTAAAAGAGAACGGCATCCGGTTTGAACCGGTACCGAAACAGTAAGAGGAGGATGTAGAAATGGCAGTAGCAAACAGGTTAGCACCAAGGACACAGAAGACGGGATTAACTGCATATCTTACCCAGGATGCAGTTAAGGACCAGATCAACAAGGTAGTAGGTGGGAAGAACGGTACGCGTTTTATTTCCAGTATCGTATCAGCGGTACAGGCAACACCGGCCCTTCAGGAATGCACAAATTCCAGTATCCTGTCAGCGGCACTTCTGGGAGAGTCATTAAACCTCTCCCCAAGCCCACAGCTTGGCCAGTATTACATGGTCCCTTATGATAACCGCAGTAAAGGAGCTAAAGAAGCACAGTTCCAGCTCGGATATAAAGGCTATATCCAGTTAGCGACCCGTTCCAGTCAGTATAAGAAACTGAACGTGCTTTCTATCAAAGAAGGGGAACTGATCCGCTTTGATCCTTTGAATGAGGAGATCGAAGTGAACCTGATCCAGGATGATGAGCAGAGAGAAGCAGCGCCCACGATCGGCTACTATGCAATGTTTGAGTACACCAATGGCTTCCGGAAAGCAATGTACTGGAGCAGGGCAAAAATGGAAGCCCATGCCAAGAAGTACAGTCCTGGTTATAAACGCGACCTGGAAAAAGGGACAAGCTGGACTTTCTGGGCCAAGGATTTTGATGCTATGGCCTATAAGACTATGCTCCGACAGCTGATCAGTAAGTGGGGCATCATGAGCATTGACCTTCAGGACGCCATTGACTCTGATATGGCAGTGATCCGTGAGGACGGAAGCCGGGATTATGTGGAGACTGTACAGCCGGATGCAGTAGAAGAGGCAGCGGTACCGCAGGAAGAGAATGCTGCAGTCCAGGAAGATGATGCTGCGCAGGAAACGAACGATGCAGCGGCAGATTTTTTCAGCTAAATAGGTGAAATGAAAGGAGGTGATCAAGGCATGGCGATAACATTTGACAGCATTGGCAATGGCGGGCTTCAGGAGAAGTTCAACATGGCCCTGAGACAGATCGGAAGGAACATCCTGGATCCGAACATGGATCCGGAAGCTGCCAGGGAAATGACGATCAATATCAAGTTCAAACCGGCCGGGCGTGGGAACCTGAAGGTAGAGTATAACGTGAAGCCGAAACTGGCCGGATTTAAGAAAGCGGAGACCATGTTCCTGGTAGGACAGGATTCCAGTACGGGCCGTATTGATATGTCAGAGCCGGGGAGCAGGCTCCCACAGGTCAATCCGGTACAGGAGATCCCTGCAGCTGCTTATGAAGAGGTCAGCCCCGGCAGAAGGGCGGATCCGGAGACGGGTGAGATCTTTGAAGAACGCAGGACCGGGCCGATTGACTTAAGGAGGCAGCAGGCATGAGGAAGGAAGAAAGCTGTGGAACCTGTAAGTATTACTCACCAGTTGATGAAGATGCGTTTTTATGCAACTGTGAGGAGTCAGAGTATTACTGGGATTATGTAACGAATGAAGATTACTGTGGTTGTCATGACCAAAGAAATAAATAAGTAAAAGGAGAGAAAATCAATGTTAGAAGGTTTAAAAGATGCCCTGGAGCATGTGGAAGATCTTGCCAGGGAAAATGAGAAAACAGAAGTGGTGGAGATCTGCGGTCATACATATGCCAACAAGGCACTGAGAAGATATGATACCGCCAATTATGCAGAGCCTGTAAAGGCCACGACTCTTTCAGCACTGGCAGATTACATCGTAAACTGCAGGGAAGAGTTTACGGAAGGCAGAAGGATGATCGTCCATGTGGTAAGCCCTACAAAGGTCAGGCTGATGTCTGCCCTGGATGGGGAACGTAAGAGAGAGGTCCTGTTTGAAACGGATGCCCAGGTTTCCGGCTTCCACTTTGACCAGTGGTACGACCAGGAAAGCTTTATGATCGGCCTGCAGGCCAACTTCGCAAAAACGGCGGACCTGGATGCGGTGCTCCTGCTTGCCGGAAATATCGAGAGAAAGAATGAGCAGACCTATTCCGATGACGGCTGCACTCAGGTGGCTACCATGACCGTGGGTGTGGCGGCCAAGGCAGATGCGATCGTACCAAATCCGGTCCAGTTAAGACCTTACCGCACCTTCCAGGAAGTGGAGCAGCCGGTCAGCCAGTTTGTATTCCGTATCGGAGACAGAGGGACACCGGAGTTTAAGCTGGTGGAAGCAGAGGGAGGCATCTGGAAGACAGAAGCAGTAAGAAAGATCAAGGATTATCTGGAATTAGTCCTGTCAGAACAGGATATGGCTCTTAGAAACCGTATTACTATCATCGGATAATCCGTTGTATTTGCAAAAGCTTGTTTTATTACCTTAAAGGTCAGTTTTATATGTCACGGTATTAAATGACCAGAGGTGTTGTACCTGAAGGGGCGGACCATGAACCCAATTCTCTGACCGCCGCCCCTTTTTAAAGAAAGATGGGGATCGTTATGGGAAAGTCACAGCGGGAAAAAGGAAAACGCGGGGAACGGGAACTGGCCGGAAGGTTAAGGGACCACGGCTATGACTGCCGCAGAGGGCAGCAGTTCTGCGGTGCCAGCGGTGATGCGGATGTGACCGGTCTCCCAGGCATCCATATAGAATGTAAGAGAGTGGAACGGTTAAACCTCCAGGAAGCCATGGAACAGTCCAAAAGGGACACCAGGACCGGAGAGATGCCGTGTGTGTTCCACCGCAGAGATCGGTCAGAATGGCTGGTCACCATGAGATTAGAAGACTGGATCCAGCTCTATAAGGAGTGGGAAGCCGGGCAGTAGACGAGGGATGACTAATATGACATTTCCAAAGTGTAAACCATGTTTTACCAGTAAGATCAAAATGGGTTCTGATAATTTTAGAATCAGATATCAAACATTAAGAAATGTTTCTTCCCATTTTGCTGGGCGCAAAGATGTCCGAGAAATGATTTTTTTAAATAAGGGTAGAAAATGCTACATATGTGGCTCAGAAGACAATATACAGATTGATCATGTTGTTTCTGTATATGAAGGAGCAGAAAAAAAGATCCCATATTATGTCATTAATTCGTATGACAATCTTATGCCAATATGTGGCAGATGTAATTCAAAGAAAAACCCAATACAAGGAGCAATATGGCAGGACGGCCAAAACAGGGAATAGATTATTCTGGATGGTCGGTTGACATTTTCGACAGCGATCCGAAGATTGACAAGCTGCTGGATGCAAAGGGCTGGCGGGGATTTGGAATCTATTTTTTCCTTTGCCAAAGAGCCTACAAAACAAATGGATATTTCTATAAATGGAGTTATGACGACTGTGCAACAACTGCAAGGAAGATGGGCGGCGGCATTAATTCCGGGACAGTAGAGGAAACTGTCAGGTTCTGTTTTCAAGTGGATCTCTTTGATCAGAGGTTATTTGACAGATGGGGCATCTTAACAAGCAGAGGTATCCAGCGCCGATTCTGGGCTGTGCTTTCAGAACGGCGGATTAAAACAGCATACGAAGAATACTGGCTGTTGGGACCAGAAGAATGCAACGGCCTGGTTAAAGTCAGCCTAAAAACGGATTTGCAGCCGACGAATGAGTATTTGCAGCCGACAAATAGTGAAACGCTTTCAAGAAAGAAAAGTAAAGCAAAGAAAAGTAAAGTAAAGGAAAGTAAAGAAGAAAGAGCGGAGGGTGTTGCAGCTAAAGCAGCAACGCTGTTTCCTCCAGATTCCTTTGAAATGCTCTGTGTGAACACACTGATCCATTCCTGCCTGGAAGGATTCCCAGGAGCAAAGGTTCCCGTAACGGATGAAGAGAAATACCAGTGGTGTGATCACATTGAAAAGATGAAGCGGATTGATCACCGGACAGAGGCGCAGATAGAGATTGCATTAAAATATGCAGTCACAAACCAGTTCTGGAAAGCGAATATCCGGAGTACCAAGAAATTCCGGGAAAAGTTTGAAACTCTTTATATGCAGTCGCAGTCAGGAAAGACAGCGGCAAGAGCAACCGATGATAAGGCAGAACGGCTCAGGAGGTGGGCAGAGAATGGATAAGAGGGAATTCGCAGCACTGGCAGCTGCCATGGAAGAGTATTATGGCAGGAACCAGATCACAAAGAGTGCGGCATCTATGGATATCTGGTATGAACTGATCGGGGATATCCCCTATGGGCAGTGCAAGAACGCAGTAAGGCAGCTGATGGCTACAAATAATTTCTTCCCTTCCGCAGCCGAGATCAGAAAGTTATGCACCCAGACAGGGGATCCGGAAGCACCAAGCATAGATGATGCCTGGGGAATGGTTTTAAAAGCAGTAAGGGCTTATGGGTACATGCAGGAAGCAGAAGCACTGGAAAGCCTGCCGGAACCATGCAGGAGCGTGGTGAAGAACATTGGCTGGCAGAACATCTGCAGGAGCGAGAACATCATGGCGGAACGCGCATTCTTCCGTGATTCATATGGTCCTAAGCTTCAGGAGATGAAGCGTGTAGGAATGCTTCCACCAGGGATCCGGCAGGAGAACAGACAGAAACTGGATAACCAGATCAGAATGGCAGCAGGAAGGCTGCAGTTAGGCGGCGGTACAGATGGAGAAGATGGAAGAAATGCAGGCGGCGGAGCTGGCAAGGCATAGAGTTGACCAGGGAGCCGGCGGGTATTATGCAAAGATCATGGACAAGGATCAGATCATAGCCAGGAGAGCCTATATGAGGAGCATCTTACGTGTGAGCTTTTTCTGGTGCACGATGAGCAACGCACAGCTGGACAATATGAGGCTGTGCAAGGCAGGAGATGATTTTATCGTGGAAGATACGGATAACCGGGAGTTCATCCTGCGGATTGACCGCAGATAAAGGGGGAAAGGAAAATGGAAGAGAATACGGAAGTTCTGGAAACTCCGGAAGTGATAAAACATACAGGCGCGGAGTGGTACCGGGATGTATCCCTGGAAGATGCAGAGGTATTTATCCGGTCCAACCTGCAGTCAGCCGT